CGAGGCAACGACCGCGACGCCAGACAAAATGTTGCTTGTAGAGTCTCGCGACTTCCAGGCTCGTGAATTGTGCAGAGCCGCTAATATCCCTAATTATCTTGCCGGCATAGACCAAGGCTCATACCAATACACAACGTCACAAGGCGCCCGAGAGGACTTATATTTGTTTGGGGCTAAGGCTTTTATTGACTGTATTGCCCAAACATTGTCTAGTGACAACGTACTGCCACACGGGACGTATGTTGAATTTGACGTAGAGGCCTACTTGTCAGAGTCCTATATGGGCGAAGTAGACGTAGAAGTAGAAACCCCAATGCCAAGCCCGACCCGAAACCCAATGGACTACCCAAGCGAGGTTACAAATGATTAGGTTCACCCCAAGCACGTTTACCGTAGAAGCTGCGAAAGGCGACGCGCCAAAACGCACAATTTACGGGTTAGCGGCACCATATAACAAGGCTGCCCGCACAAGCACGGGCCAAGAGGTCTTGTTTATGCCCGGCAGTCTCCCAGTTGACGGCCCCGCGCCCAAACTCATGCAATACCACGACTCAACAAAACCCATTGGCATTGTGACAGAGCGCGTAGAGACCCCAGAGGGCGTCATGTTTGCGGCCCGTATTTCTGCCACGGGCGCGGGCGACGAAGCCTTAACGCTCGCACAAGACGGAGTTTTAGACTCGGTAAGTGTCGGCGCGACCCCAACAGAGTGGACAATGGTAGATGGAGTAATGCACGTTACGGCCTCTATCTGGTCAGAATTGTCTATGGTGAGCGAGGGCGCATTTGCCGATGCGAAAATACACCAAATAGCTGCGCAGTCTGATATAGGATTACCACAGACGGAACCCGACACCGACGAGAACGAAAACGAAACAACAACAGAAACCCCAGAGGAGTTAACCGTGTCGGAAAACCAAGCACCAGTAGTAGAGGCAGCAACACCAACGGCTCCATTGTGGGCTACTGCAAAACCGCAGTTTAAGTTGCCAGCACCAAGCGAATACATTGCAGCTATGGCTGCCGGCGGAAGTGTTTTTGCCGAAATGAACGCACGTATTCACGCAGCTGCTCCAAATATCACCACCGCCGATACGCCCGGCATCTTGCCAGAAATCATCACCGGCAGCGTGTATGACTCGCTAAATCCGATTAGGCCTTTTGTCTCAGCCATCGGCACTAAGGCGATGCCATCAGCCGGCGCGACTTTCCGTCGTCCAAAAATTGTTACCCGTCCAGTAGTGACAGAACAACCAACTGGCCAGTTAAATGCGCTTGACCCGTCAACTGTCAGCGTGTCCAACTCTGATGTGAGCAAACTTACGTTCGGTACATATGTCACCGTGTCCGAACAGGATTTGGACTGGAGCGACCCCGCGTCAATCAACATTATCCTTGAACAATTAGCCATTGCTTACGGTCAGGCCACCGATAACTACGCAGTAGACCAGTTGGTAGCACAAACCACACAAACCGAAACGCTTAGTTCTTTCAGTGGCGCAGACATTGTAGAAGCAATTTACGGAGCTGCTTACCAAATCTCTAACACAAGCAACTATTTGCCAACGCATTATGTTGTGAGCCCAGTAACTTGGGCAAAATTGGGCATGGCAGTTGACGGCTCAAATTCCCCAGTATTCCCGTTTGTTGGCGCTCCAGGCCTTGGCGGATACAACGCTTACGGAACATCGTCTGCGGTTTCATGGAACGGTAACCCGCTTGGTTTGTCGCTTGTTGTAGACAAGAACATGGCTGGCGGAACAACCACCGGCACATTGTCCGGCATCGTTGGTCACGCGGCTGGTGCAGCGGCTGGTTTTGAGTTCTACGAACAGATGAAAGGCGCAATTTCAGTAGACGTTCCAAGCACACTTGGACGAACTATTGCTTTCCGTGGTTACGCTGCCGTGTTTATGGCCGACGCAACCAAGTTCGTTAAAATCGTCAACGCTTAACCCGAAAGGCGGGCTACCGCCATGGCGGTTTATACAATTACGCACAAGCAGCTTGTAGATAACTACGGGGTTCTACAACTGCTTACAAACGCGCTTATCCAGCCTGGCGACAGTATTACGGTCGCGTCCGTTGACGCAACATTTAACGGAACGCGAACCGTGTACGCATGTCCCCAGTTCTATTTTTTGGGCGTAGACGACCAAGGCGACTTATTACTGAACTACGACTGGCCTATACAAAACCAAGTCTTATTTAGTCTTACTGCAGCTGACGTTGAGCGCACAGCCACAACTGGCACGTTAAGTTACGCCCCCAGTGTGCAATGGATAACAGCCGGACAAATTGAGGACTGGCTTGGTATTGGAACAGCCACAAGCGCCGATGCAGCATTCCTAACGCAATGTGCCTCTGCGGCAAATAATTTTGCATTTCGCCGACGTCAAGAGTCCGGCTATATAGATAATCCGTCAACCAGTCCGAGCGGCGATATTTCCCTAGGCACGATAATGCTAGGGGGAGCCTATTATAGGAACCGTGGCAGCATTGACCAGTTCGCCAGTTTTTCAGATGGCGGCGGGGTAGCGGTTACTGGGCTCTCTGGCATGATTAAACAACTGCTTGGCATTGACCGACCGCAAGTGGCTTAGCGCATGCCAGTGAACTATACAGACCTCTTTAACGAGGCTCTAGACGACCTAGTTAGCACGCTCACGGCAGTTAGCGGTCTACAGGTGGTTTCTGACCCGCGCAACCTCGTGCCGCCATGCGTTTTTATTGACGCGCCAACTTTTGAGGCCTTTAACTTCAATATCGTCAAAATGCTTTTTCCAGTTCGGTGCATTACCCTAGGCCCCAACAACTTGGACGCGCAACGTTCGCTTATGAACCTTGCGGCAAAAGTAATTGGCGCTAAAGTTGGGGTACAAGACGGACGCCCAACCATTGCCGTTATTGGCGGCGCCGAGTATCCGGCTTACGATTTGACCATAGCCATGCAGGCCCAAACCTCTTAGGAAAATATGTATTTAGTCAATAGTCCCAGAGTCGGCAAAGTCGGCGAACCGTTCAACCCAGACGGGCACGATGTTGCCTATCTCTTGGCCGGCGGTTTTATCGTTACGAAATCACCCACTAAACCCCAAAAATCTGCTAAAACAGATGAAGTAGAAAACACCGAGGAGTAAACCCCATGCCTACAAGTACCTATCTCTCAAACCCAGACGTTCTTATTGGCGCGGTCAACGTGTCAGACCAATGCACCAGCGTCCAATTGAACTACACCCAAGAGGCTTTGGAGTCCACTGCATTTGGCGGTACGGCTCGCGTTTACACTGCCGGTCTGCAATCTAACGAACTCACATTAACAATGTATGCCAGTTACGCAGCAAGCGAGTCCTACGCTACTTTGGCCCCATTGGTCGGTACACAAATCGCGACAATTATCGTTAGTCCGGCTGCACCATCAACCCCAGGCACCTACTCGGCTACAAACCCCGGCTTCACTATTAGTGGGGGATATCTGGAAACGCTCCCGAGCATGAACGCATCTCTGGGCACCCTGGCCACCATGGACATTGTTATTCGCGGCGGCACATACACCGTTGACGTATCCTAAAAACAACTAACCCGAAAGGTAGCCCGACATGCAGTTAAGGCTAAAAGTACAACGTCAAAACGAGGACGCCTACGAGGTGACCACCAGCCTAGGCGTTATTGTCGCTTGGGAACGACGTTTTAAGCGTCGCGCAAGTGACCTAGGCAGCGGCATTGGTATGGAAGATTTAGCGTTTATGGCCTATGAAGCCAGCCAACGCGCCGGCGTCATCGTCCCCGCGACACTTGACCAGTTCATAAACAGCATTGAAAACCTAGAAATTGTGGACAACGAACCGGCAACTTTTACCCAGCCGGAACCGTCCGGCGACAACTAGCAGAACTTTTATTGCAATGTGGCTGGTGGCCCCCGAGTGTAGACTTTGAGTTACCAGACTTAGCCACCGTTGTAGATGTTCTAGAAAGGCAAAGAAAACAAAATGCCCGCTAGTGCGTCATATCAAGTTTACGGTATCCAAGAGGCCTTAACCGAAATAAACAAATTTGACCGCGACTTACGTCGCCAAATTACTAAAGATATCCAAAAAGGCGCGGGCGAACGTCTTAAAGTAGCTGCGCGTTCTTTTGTCCCAGTTCAACCGCCATTGTCTCGTATGGTCAACGGCAACATGATTAAGGGTCGCGACGGTACGGGCTGGTCACGAGACCGCGTTCTGCGAGGTATTCGTACGGTTGTGGGCAAACGTGGACAGCGCGCCCGAACTGTGAGGTTCTCTAACGGTCGTACAGCCGATTTTAAGGCCACTCAATACCAGTTGTTGGTACTACAACAAAAAGACGTTGCAGGCGCCATTTACGACCATGCCGGCATTAGAGGCGGCGGACAGTTTGTTGCAAACCTCATAAACGAGGGAAACCACGTTGGCCCCGCAACTCAACCCCGCATTCTGGAACCCGCTGCAATGAGCGTTCTACCAGCCGTTGAGGACGAGGTAGGCAAGATAGTTGAACGCGTTATGACTATTGTTAACCGTAACCTTGTAACGACTAGGACGCGCTAACCATGGCTATTAACATTCCCATAATTTCAAGCCTTAATACAAAAGGTTTTGACAGCGCAAAAAAAGAATTCCAGAGTTTGCAGGGTTTTGGTGCAAAAAGCGGGTTTCTACTTAAAAACGCTATGGTTCCCGCAGCCGGCGCGGTTACAGCACTTGCCGGCGGTTTGGCTATGGCAGCGAAAGCCGCTATCGCAGATGAGCAAAGTACCAAACTTTTGGAGACTCAACTACGCGCAACTCTCGGGCCTAACCAGGCACTTGCCGATAGTGTCGCCGATTTTGTTGACCAGACTCAATTAGCCTCTGGGGTGGCCGACGACGAGTTGAGGCCGGCTCTAGCGGGTTTAGTGAGATATACGGGAGATGCCACCAAAGCCCAAGACCTTTTAACTTTGAGTGTTGACGCGTCAATAGCCACGGGAAAAGATTTAACCACAGTTTCTAATGCAATCGGACGCGCATACGGCGGCAACTTTACAGCTCTAAAAAAGTTGGGTATTCCGTTAGATGAGAACATTATTAAAACAAAAGATTTTAAGGCTGCCCAAGAGGCACTGAGCGCACAGTTTGGTGGCGCGGCAGCTGCAAACGCCAACACTTACGCCGGCCGTTTAGCAATTCTTAAAATACGTTTTGACGAAATGGTAGAAGCTATCGGTTACCGCGTTTTACCGTATCTGGGCAAAATGCTGGACGAGGTAGACAAGCTCATAACGATTATGGACGAGCGCGGTTTAGGCGGCGTAATAGGTGAAGTCGGTAGCCGTCTACGCCGTTTCGTTGACCCGGCCCAAGCAGTTTTAGACGTACTACAAAAGAACACAAAAGAAACCGACGGTTTTGGAGCCAAACTAAAGCAGGTTGGTTTTAACGTCGCTAACTTTGGCTCAAGCATAATTAACTTAGGCAGCGCGATAACGGGTAACAGTTTCCGTCTGGGCAAACTACAAACCGACTTAGACAAAACCAATGAGGGTTTAGCGCTCGCTTATGCCAACACTCGCGCATGGTCAGAAACCATACTGCAACTTGACCAAGACCAGAAACGCGCAAACTACCAAAAAGCCGTAGACATTGAACAACAACGCCTAGCCAACGCCGAAATAGCCAAGAACACGGCCAGCACCAACAAGGCCAGCGAAGCCGCTAAACGCGCGGCAGCTGCGAACGCTAAACACGCCGAGTCGGTACGTCAACTTAAAGACGCATACGACAACGCAGTACAGACAGTTAAAGACCAGTTCAGCCCGGCTTTAATGCGCGCAAATAAACAACTTACAGACGCAACCGATACTTACAACAACTTCTACAATGCAACCCGTGACGTCGTGCGCGGCATATTTAACGTTGGCGACGCATGGACAACAGCAGCCGACAGCGAGGGCGCAAAAACTTTTTTTGGAGTACTTGACGAACAAGCCGCCAAGGCTAGCGAACTTGCGACCGGCATAGAAAAACTTATAGAAGCTGGTTTAGATGACCCGGCCTTATTG